AGTCCATATGCATTTGATCATCTTTTCCCTTCGTCCACAACTTGGCGGCGTATCTCTTTTTAGAGTATAGAAAGTAAGGCCAATATACCTTTTCTAACTCCAAATTGTTTGGCTTCTTGAATAGGGCACTACATTCTTCCGCGGCGCGTTCCCCAACTTCCCAACTGTATTTAACCGCATCTACCCCCTTACGATCACCCACATCGAACTCAACCATCACCGAATCAGTGTCTCCGTACCTCACCTTTGCGCCTGGGAAGTTCTCTTCTACATATTTTTTCGTCTCGTCAATCATACCTCGACCCCGACACGTTGTAGTAGAAGCAATTGGAACACATGGTAAAATACCCTTACCAGCCCCCGTAAAACCGTAAACGGAGTTCATCGAAACTTTGTAGGCCAATTGTTTACCATTGTAGACCTCTTTCATAGAACCCGTTGCTGCGGCCATATCTTTCTTGGCATTTTTACGAAATTGTTTAAGCTCTAAAAGAATACTCGGTAAAAGACTTTCAACACCTTGAGCAAACTTATATTTTCGATCCCCAATTTCGAACGTTTCGTATGTGACACCCGGAACATTTCCATAATTCTTTTCATCCATGACATACGTAGAATAACAAAGATTATGGGCCATCATGATAGAGGGATACAGTGCTTCAAAATCCAGTGCTGTGATTGGAGTGTAATACGCTCCCTTTTGTGCGTCGAGAACCGTGGCACCCTCATAGGGTTCTTCGGGTATCGCACCATAACGAATAGTTGGAACCATAAACCCCATTTCACGGGCCTTCTTCGTCAATTGACTAAATACCTTAATCTGTTGCCCTCGTTCCACAAGATAACATAACGGAACCCATGTAGCTTTTGCCATCTCTAAAAGATTCAAAAGAATACACATCTTTTTCAACAACTTGTGGGGCAGTAAAGTATCCTTAATACAATAGTCTGCAACTTCACCCAACTTATCCGGATCACCCTCGAGATATCGAGCAAACATCTCCTTTGGGGACATGTCTAATTTTTGGTCACCGATGTATAATTTTGAAACATTGTTCAAACTGTAAGAATCCAACTTGTAACCCTTCTTGACCTCGTGAAACATATCAAAAACGAAACGACCGGACATAGGGAAAAGTTTCAGAAGATTGTCCCCTAGAGCACTCGAACTCAATTTTTTCACAACAATTTCACAACTCTGATCTTTGAGCTTCCCAAGCTTGAAGAAGTTAGAGTTGCACCCACAAATAAAAGCTCGTTTGTATATGTATTCAAGATCAAAACCAAATATATTCCAACCCGTTATAATATCTACATCCTTTTCTTGTATATATTTCTGAAAAGCCTCGAGCATTTCCCGTTCAGTGTCAAAACTCCTCACATCAGGTCCACTCGTATTTTTATAACACAGACATATCTTTTCGTATGGCTCATCGGTGCCAAACTTACATAGGGAAATCGCAATCTGAAAACACGCATCCCCATTAACATCAGCATCCGGGAATTTACCTGTAGAACTGTTACATTCAATATCAAAAGATGCTACTACAAATGGTGCAATGTCATCCCTATTAACGGGTGTCAACGTAGTCCAATCATTACAAAATAGATCAATATCTACAATAGCCAGATGAGAGCGAATACATTTATCACCAGTGTCTAACCATCCTGTTGATTGTATACCAGTTCGATGCATCAGGCGAAGAACTGGGTCCAAATTTGATTCATATACTTTAGCTTTAAAAAGTCCAGAAGAATATAAATGCAGTGGACGCCTTAGAAAATAATCCACACGACGACGCGTTTGGAGATTTACAAAATCTATCTTCATAAAACGGAACATCTGATTATTTTGAAACCCCCAAACATCCTTGGAATCCATAACCGAATAAGAAATTACACATTCAGGACATTTTTCATCGATAGTTTTATAAAGTTCCTTTGCTGAAACTCTCGAATCGAGTTTAATAAAAAAGTAGGGTGTAAATGACGTGGTTACACATATGGATTTCCCACTTTCCGTTTTACCAAAAATACTTATCAAATGTTCGTCGTCTTCATCACGAGCTTCCCAAGTCAGAGCCTGAAAAACTACCATATGTTTATTATGAGCCAGATTTTTAATATCATTTATTAATAAATGTCAGCTGCTTTAATCGAACTTGTTTCGGTAGGTGCCCAGGATGTCTATATCACAGGAGACCCAGAGGTCAGCTTTTTCCGTCAAAATTACAAACGACACACCAACTTTGCCATGAAGCCAGAGCGCTTAGATTACATCGGCACATTCGGTGCGAATAACGAAGTCACTATCCCCATCCGCTCCAAGGGTGACCTCATGAGCTACATATGGATTGAAGACGCCAATATCGCTGGTATTGACAATAACAGTAACGGGTTATTTTCAGGAAATGCATCGTCTCCAACCGAATTCCAGTTGTGGATCGGTGGACAAATGGTGTGCACGCTCGACTCCCTTTTTATTCAGGGTGTTCACAACCCCCTTCTCCGTGACAATGCTGCAAAGGCTTCTGCGACTGTCACCACTAACACCCAAAAAACCAACCACGGTGGAAATCATTACATGGTTCCCTTCTTCTTTGGTGAAGATTGGACTAAATCCCTTCCTCTCGTTGCTCTCCAGTATCATGAAGTTGAAGTTCGCATCAAATGCCGTGATGGGTACACCCCCGATGGAACACCAAAGGTATATGGTAACTACATCTACTTAGATACAGATGAACGTAATTTCTTTACAGAGAATGATCATGAAATCCTTTTTACCCAAACACAATACCAGCCAGCCACTAACACAGACACCAATATGGATCTCAGTTACTTTAACCACCCCGTGAAATCTCTTCACCTCGTATCAGGAAATGCTACATCTTCCAACTGGGACTCCGAGTTCACGTTTTCAAAGTCTTCTCTTTACATCAATGGCGTTGCTCTATTTGAAGATACATCCCCAGTGTATCACCACAACGTCGTTCCCGAAATGCACAGCACGGATCTCCCCGATGATGTTCTCTTAGATCTCCCCACCTTCACATGGCCATTCTGTCTCAACTTGAGCAAGATGCAGCCCTCTGGAACCCTAAACTTCTCGCGCATCGACAATGCCAAACTCTCGATTGTTGGACCAACAGGTGGCAACGCACTTCACCGCGTTTATGCAGTGAACTACAATATCCTCCGTATCAAGAATGGTATGGCCGGTGTCGCATTCGGTAATTAAATCCCGCTTATTGTAAATGAAGGTAGCACCCAGTGACTACCTTAAATGGTACAGACCACCGGATTCGCCGCCGGCGCCGTCGATCGCCTAAGTGAAATCATAACCGATGGAAGTTAAGATAATGTCTAAACGAAAAGCAAAACTGTCTCGTAAAATTGGTAGTATCAAAGTACCAATTTTACGCGAGTGTATAGACACTGAATTTTCTTTATTTTCTATTCAACCCCAAATTTTTTTGACTCAAGGATTTCCTTAGTCTTCTCATACATCCTTGTACCGTGGAAGGTTTTATCCTTCACTTCATCCCAAATCTCTAGACGACCCTCCAAAAAGGATACAAAACTATCTGGGTTTCTCGAAGACCTGTAACGAACCCTCTCACCCCCAAGAGATTTGTTCATCGCATCTACACGAGAATCCATTGATTGTTGTAGACACTGTTCAGGTGTGAGACGAGTTGAAACTTCATTTTTATTTTTACCAACCATTTACTATTTATAATAGTAAATTCTTTATACTCATGAACAAACATGACCACCTTGTAGACCATAATTGTTTACAGGGTAGTGATACCGACAATAATGATACCCACATTTATGGCAATAAGCTGTTCCACCACCCTTCACACAACTGCCCCGAAACCACGGTGCAGTGCAACAACCGATAGAACTATCAAATACCACACTAGTGATGTCAATTGTAGCTTTTGTCGCAGCAGTTGCAGTTGCTGGATCAACCATATTTTACTTTAGTTTTTTTATTTTTTTTCTGGAGCAAGGCGCCTCTTGATATCAAAGCCTATACGTCCCGTTGAAAATATAGAACATACACAAGCACCTAGGAGCATCGCCATCATTGGTGGTGGACCCTTGGGGAGAGGACCCAACTTTTGAATAACATTGACAAACATAAACATACAACAAACAAACGAACCAATCGTCGAAAGACGCAATGGTGTTTTGACATTATACATCTCTGAAGTAGTTGGTAGTAAATCCATCCCTGGGATAGATGGAAGGAGATCAGAAACCCCGGGTATCATTAAGATAGGAAGCATTTAATGTATACACATATTTAAAAATCCGAATACTTAATTTTGTATCCCTCTGTGGTAGGGGTATCTTCACTGTCTGGGGATGATTCTTCTACGGGTGCGGGACCCGCACTGGGACCCGCACTGGGACCCGCACTGGGACCCGCACTGGGACCCGCACTGGGACCAATCATCTCGTCATCCTTTGAAGCAAAAACAATTAAGGCTGCAACTCCTGATGACATCATAGCCAAAACGAGTAATGTGATGGCGAGAGCAGGTTTCATTTTTAATATATACTAACAAAAATTTTTTGTAAGATCATATTCTCTTTTATGTAATTCAAAACTCGATGATGATATTTTTGCCTTTAGTTTCAATAACTCCAAAACTGTATCTTCATCCAAAAATTTTAAAAATTCTCGTTTTGATTCAAGATCATTAAGTATAAACTGTTCCTTTCTCGCCTGGACGTAGGGCCATACATGTTTACGTAAGGATGCAATCTCCATCTCAAGCTTGACCATGTGGGGAAGAATAACTTCTCGGATAAGTTTATTTGTTTCGTGTAAATCGTCTTTGAATTCACTCATAAGTAGTATTCAAATAAAAACTTTAAATACCTAAGTTGTGGACAGAAATTATATTTTAAGACAAAATGTCAGTCACAATTACCGATATCAAAAAAAACTTTCTTCGCAAGATAAGTGGAGGCATTCATACTTTGATGGCTTCATCTTATCTGTCTGATGAAATCGGTATACAACCATTCGGAATAGTTGAAGAATTTATTTCAAGAAGGTTACTTGTATATGATACAAATGCAGTTGGTGCACCGAGACATTGGTTCTCTGATTACAAATTTGATTTAGAATTGGATACCATGTCTGACAATGAACTAACTGAATTTCTTCTTTACTTGGATAATGTAGACATAACTATTAAACGAGTATTCAGTGAAGCATATTTGTCATACGATGATATGAATGACGATGAATATGATTACGCAAAACTTATAGAAAACAACTATATAACAACTTTCAAACAATTTTTAAGTATAAAGAATTAGAATTAGTTTGTAATATGATTGTGCCACTTGTTGCACTTTGTTTATTTAAATTTGGATTAATTCCGCGGACAGAACCATACGTCGTAAAAAGGTTTAGACTGCGTGATCTAAAACAATTACCAAGAGATTGGGAAGATGATAAGATGACTGCTAAAAGCGTCATATCAACTATAAACGACTTTTCCAAAGCTTACTATGCATCAAGTTTTGAACCCATATTTACCATACGAGGTATGAAACCTATTGAAAGTATATTCAGAGAATACATAGGTGGGGATACCGGTAAAGACCTACTTCTGATTTCAAAACGATGTATATCCGATGCACTCGTAAATGAATTTAACTTACAAGAGATCAAGAGTATGCTTGAAAATTGGAAGGGTGAAAATATTGATGAAGTTCGAACACTATTGTCACACTATATGTATAAACTTGAATCGTTTACAGAACAAGAAGAAGAAGAGCTTAAATTAACTGGGTTTTTCACTGGATTGGATGATGTAATTGAAAGTTTCCTAGGAGAAAATAACTATAAAACTTTGGAAATCATGATTCTCTTTTTTGAAAAAATTGATGAACTTAAATGTCTGATATAATGACATATCTGAATGGTTCATGTGAGTTTGGAATACATCTCATCACCCTCGGTCCCCCGTATGTAATACTGACAGAATAAGTATCATCCTTATATCCTTTAACTTTAGCACCTGATGGTAAAATCATAGACTTTATGGGTTTATCAAACGTATATCTAGAACTCATAGGTTTTGTAATTGTAATAGGATTCTCCGTTAGAATGCGCGTTTTGTAATCACAATCAGCAAAGAAGAATATCTCTTTACCGTTAACCTTATCTTCCCAGTCTTTGATTCGCTTACGTTCTTTGCGCGCTTTATCCCATTTTTCGTAAAGTAAATATCCTGACACAGATATGAAAATTAGAAATAATATCAATAATACAGGAACAAGTGCATTCATACTATAGTTATACTATACTTTTTTTTCATAAATCTACGGACACCACCAAATGTGGGATAACTCCATAGGTACCACCTAGACCAAAAACCAGCACTATCTACTCCACCTAACTTCCAGTCCTCCTTGTCACTGGTGGTTACGTTGAGCATAAGCTTCTGAATTTTTAGGGGATCCTCTTCCTCCATCACACGTCTGGGTATCTGACCCCCGTGGCGAAGAACATAGGAACGCATTCGTGAAGGATTCTTGTGTTTGGTGTAGTCGGAATATCCACGTGCACCAAAGTCAACAGTCCTGCCGTCTTCTAGTATCGCCCTGAACTTCTTCTTCGGGTTCGGGCTACGAATAATTTTGACGCGCATACTTATAATCTACAAGGATTTATTTCTGGCACGCACCACAATACGCCTCCTTCTTGGGGAGGAAGAAAAGGTTCTCTGGTCCACGTTTCACACGGTAAAGGTGGTCATAGAGGTGGAAGAGTGCGTAAGCAACAATAGCAGTGCCCAAAACGGGGCTCTTCATCTTACGAGTAGTCCACGCATGGTACGCAATGAACGAGACGAGGAGGATCTGAACAATGGTGAGCGCTGGGAGAGCTGGCATCTTGAAGCGATGCTCAACAGTCTTGACGTCATCGGTTGGTTCTGGGGTTGGGTCCATATATTCACGCTTGCCGTATCCGGGCATTTTTATTATCTACCAAGAAAATAATGTGGCCTCTTCTGATTATTACACCCGCCATTTTAGTTTTTTGTGATTACATGAAAGCACCGATAGATTTGTTGTACTTTACAAATATATGGAGACCTGTGGTTGGTATGCAAAACACACTGAGAGATGTATTCAAACCTCACCACTTTCACCCCGGACTTTTATTACTGAAACTTCACTATAAAAAGATACGCGAAGAGTTTCTAAAAGTTTCACCAACACTGAAACATGAGTATTACCACGACTTAGATCCATGGTTTGAAAAGAATATGAACTACTACTATTATAAAGTTGAACATTTTCCAATACTCTACGGGTTAATCAAACAAATTTCATGCACATGTGAATTCGCCGAGCGTGCCGCGTTCGCAGTAGTAGATGGTCCTATGACTATAGCTCCCCACCGAGCTGAATCAAATGAACTCCTGAGGTATCATCTCACTATACAAAGTGATGGTGATTGCACGTTGTATACTGAAAGTGGTTCGCATGTCCACGTGGATGGCGATGATTTTATATTCGATCACGCGAGGTACCACGAACTCGTAAAGACTGGACCAGGTAGACGAGTTGTCCTCATTTTAGATATTCATAGATGATTACGACAGGTGGCTATATACATGTCACTCCCCCCAATGAGTTCGAGTTCCTGATTCTTTACAATCCTCTTAGTGAAGGGCCCCGGGGTTCCATCTTTGCAACGCATACAGAGGGCAGACAACTTGGTGACCTCACACGCTATTGGAATACAATCCAGGAGTTCACCAAACTTATTTTGAAATGAATCTCCATCCAGACCCGCTATGATTACATCCTTATTTACACACATACAGCACTCCACAAACTTCTTGAGGCGGGGGAAGAATTGAGCCTCATCGATGGCTATGATGTCCGCGTTATTAAACTCCTCCTTGTTTATGAGTTCGAAAAGCTCATAGACTTTGAAACAATCAAACTTTACATTGTCGTGGGTCTTCAAAACTTCATCTGGAGATCGGGTGTCCTTGGCTGAGTTGACAACCAATATTTTCTTACCAATGATCTTTAAACGCTTAAGTCGTCTGATTAACTCGGAAGTTTTACCTGAAAACATATTTCCCATAATTATCGAAAGCCCCATCCTATCTCACTAATATAATCTTGTATTTTTTATATGGGTGAAATGCATCGATGTCAATTTCTTAAATATAGGGGGTCCTACAACCCCGTCACGGGACGTGTAAAGTTTGGGAATCACCTGTTCCCAGATATCCACACCGCTGTAAAATTTCTCAGTAAAAAGTACGATGCCTCTCTCAGACGCCGAAATCACCAAGAAGGTTGGGCAGTTGCGGAAAACCGA